CTACCTCTAAAAGACATTTAGTGTTCGACTATCTCAAAGAAACCTATGGAGAGAAGGGGTGTGCCCATCTGGGTACATATCAAAAGTTTAAAGCACGAGGACTTATGTGGGCCTTAGCTCGTGTTCAAGGACACAGTATTGAATACGGAAAGAAGTTATCTAAGCTAGTTCCTGAAGATCATAGAGGTGTTTCTCCGACACTAGAAGAGGCTATCGAGGCTTCTCCTGAATTACTAGAACATCCAAAAATCTTATCAGTTGCAGAAAAAATAGAAGGGATGACTTCAAGAGCAGGCGTTCATGCTTCTGGTTACATCGTTTATAACGATGACCTGGGAAAGTATATGCCTGTTTATCAAAAGAAAGATGCTAAGACAAAGAAACCAATCATGGTTACCCAAATGGATATGCATGATGTTGAAGAAATGGGTTTCGTTAAGTTTGATATTCTTGGTATTCAAAATCTTGATGTTGTAAGCAGAACTTTAGATCTTGTTGAAAAGTATCATAATGTAACTATTGATTTAGACGCTATTGATTACCATGATGATAATGTCTTTGCGTTAATGAGAGAAGGAAGATTAGCTGGTGTCTTCCAATTAGAAGACTCACTTCGAAACATTACTGTTAGAGTACAGCCAACATGCCTTAACGATATCTCTGTTGTTAACGCTATAGGACGCCCAGGACCTTTAGATGCTGGGCTCTTGGATGGATATGTCCTGGCTAAAGAACACGGCCTAGAGGGGCTTAAGAAGTGGGGGAAATACGGCTCTGACCGAATGTCTGAACTACTTTGGAACCTGTTGCCTGAAACCTATGGTCTCTTTATTTATCAAGAGTCTGTTATGAGGCTTCTTGTAGAAATTGCTGGCTTCTCTCTTGCCGAGGCTGACCTTGCACGCCGAGCAATGGGAAAGAAAAAACCCGAAGAGATGAATAAGCTAAAGAAAAGATTTGTTCCTGGTGCTATTGAAAAAGTAAATGCTACCGAAGAAGAAGCAGAAACTTTATGGAAGCTTATTCAAGGTTATAGTCTTTATGGCTTTAACAAATCCCACAGTCTTACCTATTCTATTCTTGGATACCAGGAAGCATGGCTCAAAAAGTATTATCCTGTCGAGTTTATGACTGCATTATTATCAGAAGAATCTGATATTAATAAGATTACAAAATATATCTCTGAGTGTAAGATTTTGGGTATTAAGGTAGAAGGACCTAACGTTAATAAATCTTTAAGGCACTTCTCTATTGAAGACGACACCATTGTCTTTGGCCTTGAAGCAATCAAGGGGATGGGTAGAGGCGCCGTCACAGCTTTATTAAAAGCAAGAGGCTCTCAACCATTCAAAGATATCTCAGACTTATTAAGTAGAGTAAACCTTACAAAGATTAACTCAGCAAAAGTTGAAGCATTAACTCATGCTGGCGCCCTCGATTGTTTAGGGTTAGGGCGACAAACTATTCTGGATCATTTTAAAAAGATTACTCAATACTTTAGAGATTTAGAAAAGTATGGCGAAAAGATACTACGCTACAAAGAAAGAGAAAAGGAAATCAAAATAGCTCTTGCTCTTAGAGAAGCAGGAGAGAAAGTTAATAAGCCCAGAATCCTTAAGAAACCTGAACTTCCTGAGAAGCCTACGATTCCAGCAGAAGAAAGACGTGAGATTACTTTCGATCTTCTTCAAAAGGAAAAAGAAGTCTTGGGGTATTACCTTTCAATTCATCCAACTGATTTTGTTACTGCAACCAACAATACATCTCTTATCTTAGATGTTTGTAGGACAAGACAAAGAGGGTTTTTGAATGGTGTAATCTTACAAGCCAAAGAGATAACCACAAAGAAAGGTACTCGCATGGCATTCCTCACTGTGGAAGATGCTACCGGCCAAGCCGAAGTAGTTGTCTTCCCAGGAAAAGTTTTTAAACAATACAAAAAGGCGGTAAGTAATTCTCCTAAAGATAAAATTGTTAGGATAGAATTTACAGCTGAAGATATACAGCAAACGCCAATCAAACTAATAGCAGAGCGTATAAGAGGAGTAAAATGACGACCAAGCCCTGGACTATTGAAGAAGACAATATCCTTCTGTCTCATTATGAGCCAGACCCAGGGAGTAAACCCCTGGGGATGGATGATGTTCTCGTCTCTTTACCCAGCCGAACTTACAAGGCTGTGTATTCTAGATATAAAAGAATCAAAGTGCTTCGAACAAAACTACAAGAGTGTGTTCCTAAAAGTCTCCCTACTATTAAGCTTCCTACAGAAGAAGAAAGGACAAAAGAAAATTGGGAAAAGTTAAAGAAATTCTTTAACGAAGAGGTCACAAAAAGTGCAAAACTAGAACCAAGAGGCTTGGTTGATGGAGAGGTTAAAATCCTTTCTATGTCTGATTGGCATATTCCTTTTCATCGAGCTGAATTAGTGGAAGAAATTTTAGAAGAACATGGCGACGCCGATGCTGTTGTTGTTAATGGAGACTTCCTCGATATGTATGGAGTCTCTAGTTATACCAAACATAAGCACATTCCTCTTATGGATGAGTATAAAATAGGGCTCGAGATGGTCGCTAGACTTTCAAGTATGTTCCCAAAGGTTTTTCTAACCAGAGGTAATCATGAGAATAGATTGTCTAGAATCATGCGTAGTCAACTACCATTAGAAACCAAGGGGTTTTTCGCAACCAATGTGACAGCAATGCTCGCGAATGGTATACTCATTGACAAAAATGGATTAGCTGGCGAAAGCCTTGACTTCCCGAATGTTTATCACGACCCACACCTACCTTGGGGATGCTTGATTGGGAAAACCCTCTTTGCTCACCCTCATCCTTTTAGAAAAGGGCCAGGGAGAACAGTAGAGTATGTCCATAAGCAGTTAGAGGGTGGTCACTTAGACTACGACGCAATCGTATTGGGTCATTGCTTTGATGCAGAAACAGAACTCTTGACAAAAGAAGGGTGGCAATCTATTGATAGCATTGATGAAAAACATCAAGCCGTTACATTCAATTTAGACACAGAAGAATTAGAATTTAATCATATCAAAGCCATATACAAATATAATGACTATGATAAGTTAATTCATTTTACAAACAAAGATGGACTAGAGATTGCCGTTACAGAAGACCATGGTATGGTCGGACGATCGACCAATGCCTGTAATTGGCAGAAGAAGAAGGCAAAAAACTTTTTTAATAAAAAGTTCTATATCCCTGCAGCAGGAGAGGAAACCTCAACAAAGGATGCTGGTATCTCCGATAATCTCCTTAGGCTTCTTGCTTGGGTAGTTACTGAAGGACACATTACTTGGACAAATAAAGATCAAACTAATGCCTATATTAGGATTTCTCAATCACAAGACAAAAACGAATATGTAACTTATTTAGAAGAGCTTCTTCAAAAAGAAAACTTCTCCTATTCAAAAAGCCAGAGATATGTTGCCAACTCTGTCAAACACAATCAGCATCGAAATTACGATGCATATCGTTTTGGACTTGGAGTAAAAGATACTCCACGTCTTATGAAATTCTTAACCAAAGACAAAGTATTTAAACAGTCTCTTCTTGGTCAGCTTTCTCTTCGGCAAAGGAAGCTTCTGATAGAAGAGCTATGTAAAGGAGATGGTAGTAAGTGTGGCTCAGAATCTTGGAGAGCTTATTACACCAAAAACCCAGAACTTAAAGATCAATTTCAATATCTAGCAACCCTAGCTGGATATAGAACTAAGGCTTCCATAAGAGACGATGGTGTTTTTGTTATCCATCTTAGTTACCAAAACGTACGACAAGTAACGAAAACAGAAGTGAAGCCTTATAGCGGAAAAGTGTTCTGTGTCTCCGTCCCTAATGGCACATTAGTTGCAAGAAGAAATGGAGTGGTCTTTGTTACTCAAAATACCCACCACTGTGCTAAGTATATTTATGAAGGCATGCTTCTTATGGAACAAGGATGTCTTTCGGGACTTCATGGATACCAGACTTCTCCTAATTTAGGCTATAAGGCTCAAGTAAATGGGTACGCCGTAGTTTATCAAGATAAAGATGGAAATACAGACTACAACAAGAGTCGAGTATATTACCGTGGAATACAAAAAGCATACAAAACACATAGTGCTGTAGCAAAGGATTAAATGACACCACAAGAAAAACTAGAAGAGTTAATGGCCAAAGCCAATAATGGCGGAGGCCTTTCTTTAGAACAAATTGCACACATGACAAATGGCAATTACCTTGCAATCGAAGAGCTACAAAGTGCCTTTCAAAGTATGGCTCGAGATATGCTCATGATCTTAACTAATGCCCAGGGCATGCAGAAGATTCTTATCGACAAAGAATTTACCACAGAAGAAGAACTGAATAATACAATTACAAAAGTTCAGCTTGCTCTTGAAGAGGAGTGGAAAACAAAAAGACAAGAAAAAGAGACTACAGTAATAGATGATAGTGACCTGGAACTATAATGAAAGCATGGGAAGCACTAGACAAAGCAATTACAGAAGTTGATCCACTAAAAGAATGCAGAACTATTAACCTTTACCCAAGTGAGGCAAGTTTGATAGATCCTACGACAAACAAAGCCGCTGGCGGGTGTGTTCGTAAGGGTTGGCTTCGTTTTAAAACTGCTATAGATCAAAATAATAAACCAAAAGATATTCATGCAAAGAAAGCAAGTCTAGATGTTCATGGTGAACCCTTAAACATTGTTGTTTCACATCATACTCCAAGATCAGAATGGATTTTTAAAGCAGGTAATACTTTTGAAAGCATGATTATCCAAGTAGCAAGACGTGGAGGTATCCTCCACTCAGGTCACAAACGTTTTAAGATCCCTGTTAAACATGATCTATTCTTGGCTGGTGAAGTTGACGCTGTCTTTCGAGATGGCTCCACGTTGGTTGGGATTGAAATTAAATCTACTCATGGCTATATGGCCGAAAAGAAAATTATCCATCCCAAATATGGAGAGCCAAAGCTAGAGCACTTGCTTCAAACAGCACTTTATGCCTGGTATTATCGAGATCAAATTCCATACTTTCAACTTCTCTATATTTTAAGAGGGAAGCTCCAAAGAAGAGAGTTTAAAATCTCAATTCATGAATTAGATGATGGCGACTTCGGAATCAAGGTCGACGACATGAGAACACCCTATCGTATATCTCATGTTCTTGATCGATATACAGAATTGGCTGAATATATTCACGAAAACTATCTCCCTCCAAGAGACTTTGAACTCATCTTTGATGATGATCAAATGAATGAGCTTAACGATAACAATGAGTTAGGCAAAACACTTGGATCTGCTTGGGAAAAGTATTGGGATAGAAAGGTCAATGGTGGCCGAAAGGTTCAACGACCAGAAAAGGGACACTTCCAATGTTCTTACTGTCAATTCAAAGATGTTTGTTACAAGAAAGATGGGACTCCATACGATATGACAAAATACATGAATCCAAAAGATACAAATATAATGTCTCTTGAGTCAATTGCAGCTGACACTGTTTGGGATGTAGTAAAATTCTATCAATTAACATGGCCGTTTAAAGAAACACTCATGGAAAGAATGAACGTAGATACGGTTGAAGAAGCTGCAGAACTCTTCAATCAGGACCAAAAGAAGTGGATACAAGATTCAGAGCTTGAGCAATTCTCCCTAATAATGCGTAAGTATAGAGAATAATGTCTAAGCTTCATGGTCTATTCCTCGACAGGGATGGGGTTCTTAATGTGAATACACATTACCCTCACCTTGTCGAGGATCTTTACATTCCCGATGGTGTTTTTGAGGCCTGTACTTTATTAAAGTATTATCAAAATAAAATTCGACCAATAGTAGTGACCAATCAAAGTGGTGTTGGGCGTGGGCTTTATACTAAAGCAGAATGTTTAGAATTTGAAGAGCACCTTGCTAATGAAATCTATATACATTCTGGACTTAATATACCTAAAGAAAACTGGTACCACGCATGGGACACTGCCTCTCCTGACTATAAACCTTCTCCCAACATGATTCTACAGGGTATGAAAGATCATAACTTAAAACCCAAAAACTGTGTGCTCATTGGAGACAAACAGACTGATGTTGACGCCGCGATGGCAGCAGAACTTAGTCTTGGCTATCTCATTTACACCAATAATGGTGAACACTTCCTTGAAGCTGTAATGGAAACTTTATTAAAATTATGAACAAAGGACTCCTCTGGTCTCAAATAGCCAGTCATATAGAATCATCTATAGCCCCCGCTCTCGCAACACATCAAGGCTCTTGCGAATTAAAAGATATTGAATTAACAAAAGACGAAGATCTTGTTGTTTATATTCAATACCAAGGAGCTTGTAATGGCTGTGCTTATTCAGAGACAACTACATTATCTATGATTCAAAATCTCCTTAGAGAAGAACTCAATGATCCAAGAATAGTTGTAGAGAAATGGAATGAGTAAGCAAAAGAAAAGCAGCTGGGAGAATATAGAGATTCTCGAGCTGGGTGGTTTTATTATTGAATACGACAAGTCTGACAATACACTTACAGTAAATACAAAGTTTGAATGCGAGGTAGATTGCATTCATTTGAGTAACTTTATTGAAGAAATAGATGAATGCAAAACCGTCATAATTAAAGGGCCAGAATGGAACGAATAGTTACAAAACACTGGTATATCCAACTTCGTATAGCAACAGGAACACAGAAAAAGAAATGTCTTTATGCTGGAGAGGGTTGTTGTAATACAGTAACAAAACAAAGAACAGTTCCCACTGGTAGTCATTGGACCTGTACAAATGGAAGGTGGAAACGGTCTAACACAAAGAAAGAAAAAAGAACTTACCATTCTACAGTTAAAGGAACCAAGCTTTTATGCTTTAGTATAAAGCATAAACATCATCTTGTATGCACAGCTTGTTGGCCTAGATTGATTAAAGAATTAGCAATGATGCCAACTCAAGTAACAGAATTTGATTATGAATTAATGATGAAAGGACTAACAGATGAGCATAACGAATAATAGACTATGTGTTAAAACCTTTACGGTGAATAATAAGCTTCATAAATGTGACTATGTAGAAAAGGGTTGTGTTAATACAGAGATCATAACCAAGAAAGTACCAATTAGAAAAAGAGTACAGAAACAATACAAAAAAGGATACACTCGTTGGGGTCAAAGCCGGTATTGGACGTGGAAAACTACAGGCCACAACAAGGTTAAAAAACATTACACTAGAAAAGGCACTATGCTCTTTCAATTAAAAACAGGTTCTTACGGTGGATATAATATTCTTAAAGTATGTCCTGACTGTTGGCCCAGGGCTATCCAAGAGATACAGGACCTGCCTTCAATTGACTTCCAATACACTACGACAATGAAGGAATTTGCAAGTGGCGAAGAATGATATATTTCGTGAAGAGGACTGGGAGCTTATAAGAACTGAAAGGGAATGGATCGACCGCTGGAATAAAGTTGGCGGCGAGAACAAAAAACGCTCCCGATCTGATGTAGACTGGCCTCAAAGCTATCCTGTTCTTGTTTGGTTTCAAAGAGAATATGATGAATATTTTGATGAGGGTTGGGCGTGGCCCAATTTCTTTTATCCTCTCAATCATATATGCACTAACTGCCAACATACAGAACCCATCTGGCCAGAAACTGGCGACGATAATATAGATTATGAATTATTAATGGAGAAAACAAATGAGATTAAGTAAATGGAAAATAGGCGATATTGTAATCGCAAGAAAACTTATAACTGAAGATGGTACTTCTCAGGGCGATCATAATGCTTCTTTCCCTGCCCCCAATTACATTCATGCATGTAAGAGTGATCGAGGTGCTGTTGTGGGCATTCATGACGAAATACCAACTGTTCGTTTTCAAAAGACTAAAACTGCTACTATTGTCAGAGATGACGAAATAAAGTATATCGGATTTAACTCTAAAAATAAAGCGTCAGATGCTTTCATGAACCCTTCATATAAAACAAAGTAAAATATGAAACGAATAGCAATAGCTGACATTCTCCTAGAGTCTGGAGAGACAGAAGTATCTCTCGACCTTAGAGAACACATGAATTCATTTGAAAAAGCAAATCCTGATAAAACTCTTCACCCCTCTACTCTTAAGTTAATCACACACCCTGTTTCTGATGGAAATTTTAGATTAATCTTATCTGTAGGCTATACACAGTATGGGGAAAAATATGTTAGGTAAATTAAATTTAAACACAGATTTAGGACGAACAACTTATCCGCCGTCCCTGTATTATAAATGAAAAAGAAACAAAAAGTAACCAAAACATATTATGTATTTACTAACAAAAACCAAACAAAGTTTATAGAAGAAATCAAAGACGAATGGAATGACGATGTCTGTCCGTCCTATTTGCCAACAGAAGACATTCTTAAGGCCTACAGGGCAACCGCAAATGAACTCAAAGAAATAGGATGGCATTCAAATGTTGGTAATATTAAAACAAATTGGCCAAGTTACAAACCAATGAAAATTAAATATACTCGTATAATTGAGGTGGAATATTAAAATTAACATACTAGACGATGGCTTTGTTCGTCTTGTTGACAGTATGGGGACAGATTCTTCTATAGTTAGGAGTGCTCGTGTTTCCTATGGTGACGGAACAAAGAGTAAAAGAGAAGACGAAGGGCTAATTAGATACCTCATGCGTCATAAACACTTCTCTCCATTCGCCTCCTGTCAAGTTCAGCTTCATTTAAGACTTCCCATTTATGTACATAACCAGCTGGTACGTCATGATCGAGTCCACTGGAATATGCTAAGTGGAAGATACTCTGTAATGCCAGATGAGAAGTGGATATGTCAGGAATGGAAAGGCCAATCCGACCATAATAAACAAGTCGGAGACAAGGGTCTGGATGGCACTGTGACAACTGATCACCCCAAAGCTATAGCCCTGGGTCTAGAGCCAGAACAAGGCCTCCAAGAGGGCTTGCAGGACCTACAGAAAGCTGCTTATGAAGAGTCTCAAGAACACTACGAAGCTCTTCTAGAATTAGGAGCTAGTAGAGAAAAAGCGCGATCAGTATTACCCATGGGGCAATATACTGAAGGCTATATGACTGCTAACCTTGGGGACCTTATGCTTATCCTCTCACAAAGAATGCATCCCCATGCTCAAGAAGAAACTCAAGAATATGCTAAGGCTATCTTTACTATTCTTTCAGATTTGTTTCCTGTTTCTATGCAAGCATTCGAAGACTACCAATTAAATTCTATTTCTTTAAGTGGTTATGAGATACAGTTGATTACAAGGGCCTTTAAAATAAGATATGAGGATGACATAGAGGGGCTTAAGAAAATAATGGACACGATGGGGTTTCCTAAAAACAAAAGAGAGCGGGGTGAGTTCCTGAAAAAGATGGAGTTAATATGACGACAAAACAGAAAAAGATTATTGACGAGGCTGTTTCTAGAGTAGCCTCTATGATTGTAGCTACCAATCATTGTGGACACGGATCTCTAGAGGATTTATCTTGTGCAATGTATTCTCTTCAGGATTATTTAGGAAATATAGATTGCAATGAAGAAGGCCTTACTCTTCCTGGCCAAGAAACACAATCAATTACAGATCTTTGGGAATATTAAAATGAACTGGTTAAGGGATAAGCTAGCAGAAATCCTACATAATTGTATTGCGCATCCACTCATGCCTTTCCTTCCTCGAAAGTGGGGTAATTTTCTCCATGATTGGACTCTAAAATTCTGGCCACCTTATCATGGAGACCATGATGAGTGATCCAGTCAATCATCCCGACCACTATAAAAAAGGTGGACTAGAATGCATAGATGTAATCGAGGGCCTGGGGCTTGGGTATCATTTAGGAAATGCCCTTAAATATATGTGGAGAGCAGGAGATAAAGACCCATCTAAATACGTAGAAGATTTAGAGAAATGTATTTGGTTTATACGGAGGCGCATTGAGTATTACGAAAAAACGCATTCTAGTGATAGGTGATGGGATACAAGACACCTATCATACAGGAGATATCCTAGGTATTGCTAACGAAGACCCTGCATTAAAATTTAGACCAACAGGAATGGTAACAAAAAAGGGTGGAGCCGCATACTGTCAAGCACTTCTTCAATCGTTTCTGCCTGACTATGAGATAGAGCTATTCTTAACTAGCCATTCTCACATTCAACGCTTTGTTGATAACAAATACAAAAGAGTTGTTCTTACTGTAGATACAGAACCAGTAGAAAAGTATCCGTATGAGGTTATTGCAAATCATGCGTTGGAAAGATTTGTAAAGTCTTGGGACCCTAGTGTTCTTTATATATGGGACGACGACAGAACTCCATCTTTACCCTCTTGGGTTTTTCGACTTTCGGGACTAGATGCTCTTCCCGTTCGAGGAATTTATTTAGACTCTTCTAGGAAAAATACTTTGGGTTACCCTGTAGTTAGTTATAGAAAAGCCTCAGAAACTGAGAATATATTACCTCAGCAAAATGACCATCTTTTAATTACAACAAGTGCCTCCAAGGTAGAAATCATTAATGCATGGGCTCTAAATCCTTTCGCACGCAAAGGAACCTTAAGGCCTATCGATTACTTAGTTCCTAAATCAAATAAAATTGTCGACACATGTGGTGCAGGAGACACATTTTTCACTGCCTTCTGTGCAGCCAAAGAACAAGGAAAAGAGTTAGAAGAAGCTATTCATTATGCTATCAGTGCAGCCTCTTTGAGTATTGAACACAATGGCTGTTTCCTCCCATCCTTACAAGAAATAGAGGATAGACAATTAGAATATTATGGTTAAAGTAGTTATGACAGATAAAAAAACAGACCCTTCATATGTTCAGCGCTTTGAAAAAACAAAAAATGTTCCCAAAAGATGGGGTTATGAATTATGGATAGCCAATTCCCACCTATATTGTGGAAAGCAATTAAACATATTCCCCCTATGTCAAACCTCCTTGCATTTTCATGTAAATAAAACAGAACACATTTATGTTTCTTCAGGAACTATGACTCTTGAAGTAGCAAAAAAGGATGGTTCTGGCTTACAGATTACAAGATTAAAACCAGGTGATTCAGTAATTGTCACTCCTGGACTAATGCATAGACTTAAAAATGAAAACAGTACTGAAGACCTAGTTCTTATGGAATTCAGCACACAACACTTTGATGAAGATAGTTATAGAGTACAAACATGAGAATTGCACAATTGCCACATGCAAGTGGCCTCAAGTTTCCCGAGAGAGGAGACGAATACGCAGCTGGCTTAGATTTAAGAGCTGCACATCCAAACAAAACAGAAGTTCCTCAAGATCAAACAGACACATTAGTCTGGACTCTTAAACCAGGAGAACGAAGACTTATTTCTACTGGTTTAATTGTAGAAGTACCTGCTGGAAACTATGGAAGAATTGCGCCGCGCTCTGGCCTCGCCCTCAAACAAGGCATTGACGTTATGGCCGGCGTTGTGGACTCTAGTTATCGAGGCGAGGTAGGCGTCGTCCTGGTTAATCTAGGACAAGATGAAGTAACGCTTAAGCATGGCGACCGCATCGCACAATTAATTGTTACTCCTTATAGGAATGTGTCTATACAACCAGCAGAAATAAAAGCCCTAACTAAAACAAGTAGACAAGATGGCGGCTTTGGTTCTACTGGCGTACAGTGATAATTGCAATCGTATTGATGGCGCTTGGACTCTCAATCCTAGGCTACCTACTCTTTCATGCTCAACGGTCAAACAATAAAGCAGAACACATTATAAATAGTTATAAAAAACAGTTTGATATAAAGTCTCAAAATATTCAGCATCTGCTGAATGAAAATGAGACTTTGAATAACCATATATCTATTATTAAGAATGTTCTTGCCAATATTGAAAAAGAAAAGACTGATTGGAAAAAACAAGAAGAGCACAAGATAAGAGCAGATGCACTAAAGAAGTCCAAGTCCATCTTACGAGGGCAAGCTGTAGAACACCTAGCCCCTTTCCTTACTTCACATGACTTTAATCCAAAAGATATGCGATTTCTTGGTGACCCAGTAGATTATATTATTTATGATGGCATGTCTGACCTCAAAGCTGGCAATAGAAATGATATAGAAAAGATTGTTTTTATGGATATTAAAACAGGCCAGTCCTCTTTGAATAAAACACAAAGAAGAATTAGAGATGCTGTCAAGGCAGGCAAGGTAGAATTTATTACAGAAAGAATAGAAACGAAAAAATCAGGAGACAATAATGACTGACCTTCCAAAACCAAAAGCACGACGACTTTATTTAACTAAACAAATAGACCAATCTTCAATAGCTCCATTAATTCAAAGTATTCTTGATATAAATGCTAATGATAAACATCTAATCAAGTTATATAAAATATATGGTCTTGATTACACACCCCAACCAATAGAACTCTATATAGATTCTTATGGTGGTACAGTCTATCAAGCCTTTGGTCTTATTAGTGTCATGGAACAGTCAAAAGTTCCTGTTCATACTATTGTCACAGGTGTCGCTATGTCTGGAGGGTTCATGATACTTATTCATGGGCATAAGAGATTTGCATACAAACACTCTACCCCCATGTACCATCAAGTCTCTACAGCAAAATGGGGAACCATTAAAGAGATTGAAGAAAGTCTCGAGCAAAGCCAAAAGCTACAAAAACAAATGGAAGCTATGGTTAAAGCTAAAACCAAAATCCCCAAAGCTAAACTCAAAAAGATTTTTGAGAATAAGGCTGATTGGTATATGACTTCTAAAGAAGCTCTTGAGTACAAAGTCATTGATGAGATCATTAAATGATAAATGAAAACAAAACAGCTTTTACTATTGGTCACGAAAAGAATTACGATGAAGTTCTTGAAAGAGAACCGACTGTTCAAAAAGTTGGAAGATATTTGGGCTACCCCGGAGGGTGGGTTTGGGAAAAGGCTGAAGATGCAAAAAGTTTTATAGACCAATCTTCTTTTTCATTCAGAGCTGCAGTTTATGAATTACGTCTTAGAAATGGAGTTGACGCAGACTTTTCAGCTGTACCAGGGGAAGACGGTGTATATAACTTACTCCATGATGCTGAAATAATTAAAAAAATAGAACTATGAAAAAAGAATTAGAGCAACAACTGCTTAGTGATTATCCTGATCTATTCTTTACTTTTGAAAATAGTCTTATCCTTAGCTATGGATTTAATTGTCAAGATGGTTGGTTCGATATTATCGACACTCTTTGTAAAAATATACAACATAGAGTCAAGTGGGTTAAGCCACCTATAAATCAACCCAAAGTTGTTCAAGTCAAAGAAAAATTTGGTGGTCTTCACTTTTATCTTGATGTCTGTTTAGACGAAGAAATAAGAGGAATGATTGGATTTGCTGAAAGCTTTAGCCTCAAAATCTGTGAAAAGTGTGGCTCACCAGGTAAACGACGTCAAGGCGGATGGATTAAAACACTTTGCGACAAATGCCATAAAGTATAAAGGGAAATTAGAATAATGAATACATATGTAACATATTTCGAAAGCGAATCAGGCGATAATTACTTGGTTCAATACAAACGCGAAACACTCCCCGAGTCACCACAAGAATGGCTTAGCGTAATCCAAGAAACTTTAGATGATGAATATTTTGTTGCCGAACAAGATGATTTTTCAGGCCCCGGAATTATGGGCACTTGGGTTTACCCACAAGAAACAATTGAGATAGTTTAATGAGCACTCTATGGAGAGATCCTCTCTTCACATATGATGATCTTTTACTTATTCCACAACATTCTTGTCTTTCAACCAGGAAAGAGGCCATAACTGAAACAGCTATAGGAGATACAAAACTTAATTTTCCTATGATTTCAGCTAATATGGATACAGTCACTGGTGTAAGAATGGCTATCGCCATGTGGAAAGCAGGTGGATTAGGAATACTCCATCGTTTTTATCCTCCAGAGCAAGAGAACCGTAGACTATCCGATGTCCAACAACTAGTTGATAGGGGTGTCCCTAGAGAATATATCTACACTAGTATCGGTGTAGGTGGAAAAGAAATAGAGTGGGCCGAAAAGTTAGTAGAAGCAGGAGCAGGGGGTCTATGTTTAGATATAGCTCATGCACACTCTGAACTAACTGGATATGTTCTTAAGCAATTACAGCACCTTAGGCCACATATCACTATTATTGGAGGGAATGTAGCCACACCCGAAGGGGCTATCTTCTTGGCTCCATTGTGTGATGCAATTAAGGTCGGGATTGGACCCGGTTCTCGCTGCACAACTCGCTCAGTAACCGGACATGGCGTTCCCCAAGCATATGCCATCCATAGTATTAGACGAACACTTCCTAATAAACCAATCATTGCTGATGGTGGACTTAAAACTTCTGGAGATATTGCAAAAGCGCTTGCTCTAGGAGCCACAGCAGTCATGAGCGGCTCTATGCTTGCTCCTTCTACAGAAGCAGAAGGAACTCACTATACAGGACAAGACGGAAGAACCTATAAGGTTTATAGAGGCATGGCCTCTAAGCAAGCAATGGAAAAGGCAGGACGACAACCACGTGCTGCCGAGGGTGTGTCTGCACCCGTGCTTGTCCGGGGAACAGTATCTGAATTAATGTCTGAATGGAAAGATGGCTTACAGAGTGCTTTGTCTTATTCTGGTTGCATGAGCATTACAGAATTTAGAGAAGATGCAATTCTTTCTCTAATCACGCCTACAACATTAGTAGAAAATGGAGTTAGATTATGAATAACTACAAAAGAAAGTTTCCGCGTTTAACCTGGGAACAAAAAGAAGCTATTAAAGAATATTTTGCTGACAAAGGCGATGTCATTTCTATATTAAAAGCAATACGAAAGAAGAAGGAAACAATTCCAGCTGATGAAACTAAGTAAAGCTATTACCGAGCTTAAACTCCTCCTCCCTCAATATCTAAAAGATCAAGATATTGTCAGTAGTAAATCAAAGAAGTTTGCTTGTATCAACCCACACCATAAAGACTCAACTCCAAGTGCCTCTCTCTATCCTGGAAGTGATTACACTGAAGGAAGATGTTTTGGTTGTGTAACTAACTTTGATATTTTTACTGCAGCTCATTGGTTAGAAGGAATGCCTCAAGAAGGGCCCGAATGGGTCTCTACTACTGTCTCCACACTATGTGAGAGGTATGATATACCCTTAGAGCTTGAGCCCCTTACAGACGCCCAGAAAGCCTCTAAGGCAGCACTTGCTGCATTTCAAGAAGCAGCTCGTATTCTTACCACACATACTGTTTGGTCAAAAGATTGTGAAGAGTATATTAATAAAAACAAATGGAAGAAAGAGGTACTTTTACACAGGGGTGTGGGCTGTCTCTCTAGAGAAATTCTAACTTTAGAAATGTCCAAAAAAGGATACAGCGCAGAGTATCTTAGAACATTAGGTTTGCTTGGTGAGCATAATTGTCCTTTCGATGGAGAGCAACTTGTATTTACTGTGTATAACCACCGTGGGCAAGCCCTTGGCTTCTCCTATCGGACATGGGATGGGAAACAAAAGTATGTTAACCCACACATGTATGGCTATGGCACAGAGTCTTTAAAGAAAGGGGAGACACTTTATGGGTTGGATAAAGCGCGCCGGTGCACTGACCAACCACTCATTCTAGTAGAGGGATATACAGATGTCCTAACTCTTAACCATAAAGGAATCAACAATGTTGCTGCCATTTGTGGAACTGCCCTAACTAAGGAACAGATTCTCCTCTTAGAAAGTGTAGGTTTTCATAGTATTGTTTTGGCTCTTGACTGGGATGCAGCTGGCCAGATAGGAATCAGAAGAGCAATAGACTTGCTTATGAAAGAAAGTCAAGATCTTGATATTTCTATCATTGGAAAGACCGACAAGACTGAGGGATTAGACCCTTCTGATTTTGTACTCCAACATGGAAAGAAAGGATGGCTAGCATTACCCAATCTAAGTGCCTTCTCTTGGTTGCTTCAAGATCGTTTGACAGGCCAAACGCCAAAGAGAAAATTAGCCGAAGACATGGTGCGAATTATTGCACTTGAATCTTCTGCAATTACAAGAGAAGAATACACTAAGGAATTGGCAAATACAACCGGGGTGTCTATCCATGCTCTTGATATTGAGGTTGGCAAACAACTCAATAAAAGAGAAAGACAACGCAATAAGATTGAAAAAAACATAATCGAAAGAATGGCTCTGGACTTAGACAAGTTCCCTGACCATCGCATATCTATCCTTTCTGAAGCAGCTGGCAATATTGAAAAAGTCCGTAATGATTATGAGTCTGGCAAATACTCCTCAAGAGGAGTTCTTTCTTTACTCAGAACACAAAAGATTAAAGAGGAGTCAATTGACCCCTCTGTTGGCCTTGGATTCAAAATGAATCTAATGCCCCAATTAGCTAAATGCTTTGAAGGAGGAAAGGACTGGGCGAGTGACACGCTTATGCTTTTGGGTGGAGAAGCCAATGCGGGTAAGTCCTCGCTCATGTCCAATATCGCTTTTGATATTGCGCATTCTAACAAAGATGCAACCGTTATCTACTTCTCTATTGATGACTCTGGTCGAGACATCTTGCCTAAATTCCTATGTAATGCACATGTCTCTAACTTAGGCAGATTACCCACAAGCAAATTCGAAGAACTATCTATCGGGGCAATCATTAACCCCGGACGATGGGCCTCTATGCTTCCATCTAAAGGACACAAGGAACGCTTCTTTGACTTTAGGCAACAGGCTTATAACTTAATAGAAAATCTTGTAAAAGAAGATAGGTTTCTAATTAAGGATGCTACTGATGGAGCTACTCTTGAATACATGGAAGCCGTTATTCGCTTTCATAGAGGAAAATACCCAAGTCGTAGAATCTTCTGCGTCTTAGACAATACTCACAACCTTCAAGACTATGGTGGCAAAGACATGAGAGAACGCTTTAGTAAAATTGCAGATACTATGAACAATATTTGTAACAAATACAGTGTCTGCATGCTGGCCTCTGTTGAGTATAAGAAAAGAAGTGGTGGAATGCGTGGTGGGAAGTTACTTCCCAAAAATGAAGATATTGCTGAGTGTATGACAGGAGATTCTCTTGTCTTTACAACTCAAGGGCTAAAAAGAATTGATCAAATTATCCCTGGCAATATTGTTTACACCAAAGACGAAAACAATCGAATTGTTACCAACAAGGTGTTGGCTAAACTAGACAAAGGCGTTCAGCAAGTTTATAAGGTCATGCTTAAAGGTGGACGCACTATTAAAGTTACTGGCAATCACCCATTTTTCACAGAAAAGTATAAATGGAATAAACTTTCAGAATTATCTGTAGGGGATTTTGTTGCTTTGCCTTCTGAGATTCCTCAACCAAAATCATGCTCTAATCCAATAAATAACGACATTGCTCGTTTACTTGGATACATGGCAGGTGATGGTTGCTATGCCTTAAAAAGTACTCCTCGTTTTACAAACAGAGATAAGGGCATAATCAAAGATATAAAAACAATAGTACAGGATAGGTTTAAATTAGGAGCTTCTGAAAGACTCCATAATGGTTCTCTTCATCTTCGTTTTACTAACGGAAGACAAGGATGTAAGGTCAAAAATCCACTAACAGAATATCTAAAAACTTTGGATATCTGGGGTCAGACGGGTATGGCAAAAAATATCCCGACTGAACTTTATTCTCAAACCAATGAAGTTATTAGCCATTATATCTCTGGCTTAATTGCCACAGACGGCTCAATAGATACAAAGAAGAAAACAATCAGATTCTTTAATAAGAGTAATTATTTAACTCAGGGTTTAATATCTCTTTTAAGTAGACTTGGTATTTATTCCACACTAAATAATGTAAAGAATGGTGTTAATGCTGTTTGTATTTCAGGCGATGAAGCAATTAATCTCGCTCAGCTTTTGTTTATTCCTGGTGCAAAAGGAAACAAGTGTAAGCAATTGGCTAGTCTTTCCAGACTGAATAAAAACAAACATGATCATTTGCCAATTCTGTTTACTGAGCGCCTTAAAGAAATTACAACAAAGGCAAGAATAAATATAAATGACGGAAGAGAGCTAGGGTTTCAAGTAAGAGACGGTCATAGAGTTACAAGATCTATTGGCTCTAAATTAGCAAGCTCCTTAAAGGACAAAGGATTACAAGCCATACTTAATGAACAGTTAAGGTGGGTGAACATTGTCAAGATTGAAAAACTGGACAAAGAACAAGTCTGGGATTTAACAATTGATGGAACTCATAACTTTATTGCCAATAATATTATTGTTCATAACACCAGGGCCTTCAATTACCGAGCTAAGTGGATTGGACACATCTATAATGATATGCACGAACGACAGGAAGATTATGATACTTTTCATATCGACCCAATGACGAAGAAACCAATGCCTCGCATCCTTTTACTCCACTCAAAAAATAAGATTAATGGTTTTAAAGAGATTACTGTTCACGACTTCTTTCCTCACCTTAGTACTTTCAAATGGAAAGATGAAAGTGAGGCCAAACTAGAAGCCAAGAAATATCTAGAAGACCTTAAAGAAGAGGAAGAATATGATCAAGACGAAAATTGGTAGCATGGCCTTGGGCATCATTGTAGGTATTATCCTAGCAATAGGACTTGCCTTTGGAGTTGCACGGCGGGCTAACGCCAGAATGATTATGCTTGATGATCAACTGACAGCAGAGAAACAGCTTTCTCAAGAAGTCTTGCGTACTAAAAACAAAGAAGTCTATAATCTTGAAAAACATATTAAAGATTTAGTAAAATCAAATGATGGTTTGAAAGAAGATATCAAAGAACTCGAGGCCAATCCTGTTGTTGTGACGCATACAGAGGTCATCATTAAAGGGGAGACAACAGAAGAAACTGTGGACCACTTTCCTGAAGAGTGGGACTATCGAAATGCAAACAATCTTCTTGTTGCTTCTCACCTCTATAATGAGGATCTTTCTTCTTTCTCTGCAACTACTTATGACTTAACAGTGAGTGTTCAAAACCTTATCGCAACGATACCAACAGGAGAATCAGTAAC